CTTGATCAACGAGAAGTTGAGCAGATAAGCGGGGAACAGGTTGAACCATTTAGCGCAGAAGAAATGCGCTTGCTTTATCAAACGCTTAGAGTTGAAAAGAAACCGTTGAGCGTTTCACAATCTAAAGAATTAATTAATGCTTTTATAACTAGCTTGTTTGAGTGTGTGTCAACCGAGCAAGAACTTGCAACCCTAACTCGCATAATAGAAAGCGCACACGCGCGCGCTACATTATTGCATTCTGAGAAGCGACCTTGCCCCCCTCCCCCCCTTGCCCTTTGACATGGCCCGTCTCACTCAAATTTTTGCTGGTTTTTGAGCAATTTTAGTCTTAGTTTAGATTCTTTTATTTTGGCTTTCTTTTGGAAGTCTGTAAGATATGCCCATTTTTCCAGGTCATCATAAGTTCGACCACAGCCTACACATGCTTGTGTGTCTTTATAAGCGATATAATGACATACCCCGTTACAGACTTTCATGTCTAAACCTCTTGAATTTTTTTATATAAAAAATAACATGTAGTTGTGTTTAACGATGTTAAAAGTAAATAGAACCAGAGCCGTAGCTAGACGGCATTACTTTAAAAAAGCAGCTACTCTTGTTTATCGTTCATACTAGGGTTATCATTCCTAGTCCGTGTTTCACACTACCTGTTTAAGATAGCACAACAGTTAAGATCGTTTATACCCTTTGTCGTAGCAACATACGGGTGGGCTGGCTCACAAGCCCCATACCCCTATTGTATATGAACAAGCGTTGTATTCAAGACATTTAATATAATATTTAGTTATATAGAACTATTTTAATATAACTTGTTGCAATGATATATTTATGATATATAATAAGACCATGACCGTTAAAGACTTTTATAAATACATTTGTGATTTGTTCAACAGCGGGCAACCTCTACCCGCAAAATTCACAAGAAAGTCTGACGGTTATTGGAAGATGACTAAGGGTTATCAGCATTATGGTGGAGTTGAGATTCCCCTTCACCATTTTGCTGAATTAATAATAATAGACAACGAGTACAAAAAATTGTTGCAAAAAAAATCAAAGAAAAAAGGAGAAACCTTATGACAGAGTTCACGCCGTTTTTAGTGAGATTAAGTCCGACCAACGTCGAGCTGCTAAATAAAGCTAAAGTAGATTTAGAAAAATCTAAAAGTTCTATTATTAATGACGCTATTAAAGATTATTTATCAGGCAAAAAAGCAGACATTCACACAAGACTTAATAAAATTGTCTGAATCATGGGGATCAAACCTACCAATTACTATTATGTTGCCCTACCCACCGAGCGTGAATACGTATTGGCGCGCAAATGGTAAAAGACGTTTTATTAGTAAGGCTGGCATGGCGTTTTTAAATGAGGTTATTACGCGTTGTAAATTAGAAAAAGTGCCACAATTTGGAGATGTTAAGTTGCAAGTAGAGATTATTGTGTATCCGAGGTCAAAACGTAAGTTTGATCTGGACAATTGTTTAAAAAGTATTTTAGATGCGCTACAAAAAGCGCGTGTTTATGATGATGATTACCAAATAGACAAATTATATGTCGAAAGAGGAGAACAAATTAAAGATGGTGGATGCAAAATCACACTCTCCCGTAGGGGATAAGTTTTGCACTAACTGCTTTAAGTATCGCCCCGTTAAGGGTGGACGTTGGAAAGTTACTCGTGGCGGGAAATATAAAAGATGGCTATGTAATAGCTGTTATACTAAACGACAAGGAGATGCAAATGGCAGAAAATAAATTAGAACTGCAAGTAGGTGATATGAAATTATTTACTAACCGAAAAAAGACAAACGATAAACAGCCTGACTTTCAAGGCCAAGCTATGTTACCAGACGGAACTTTGGTCTACGCTAGTGCCTGGAAGAATACTGCTCAAAGTTCTGGACAAGACTGGTTCAAGATTAAATTCGGTGATCCTGTTCGAGATCAGCAAGATGCCCCACGGCCAACACAGAATAACGACCAAACGCATCAACCTGTGGCAGAATCCATCGAAACCATTTCGGACGATATTCCCTTTTAATGACCGAAATTAAAAATAAAAAACCAATACCTAAGCTGGCGGGTTACGGCGGTGTTCGTAATCTACAGCGCAGTATTGAGCGATCAGAAACTGTGGCTGCGAACCGCGAGGCCGTAGCCCATAGTTTAATCTGTATTGCAAACACAACACCTATGGATGTAATGAGTTGGGATAAAACTGGAGTTGAAATTAAAGATTCTAAAGATATACCACACCATGCAGCTCAGGCAATTAAACGCGTTAAATTTAATGACCAAGGCCAAGTGACCGACATTGAGTTTCATGATAAACCCCAGATATTAAGATTACTTGCGAAAGCAAGTGGTTTATTAGATAATCCAGAACAATCTGATAAACCGTCCGTGATTGGAATTAATGTTAAAGCACCTGAGATTATTGACAATGACGAATGACAATGTAAATCAACCTAAACATTACACTCAAGGCAAAGTCGAGTGTATTGACGCTATTGAGTCTGCAACTTGCAGATTAGTTGGCATTATGGCTGTTTGTGTGGGTAATATTATTAAATATGTTTGGCGATTCGCACTTAAAAATGGCATCGAAGATTTAGACAAAGCGGATTATTATTTACAAAAACTACGTAAAAAAGCGAGGGAGCAAGATGGATATAAAAGCACAAATCGATCAATTACGTGATGAATTTGAAATGGCACGCTTAAATAATTCTAGGGTAATGGAAGTTATTGATGCGTTGTATCAAGAAAATCAAGAACTCAAGCGTATGATGACAATGAAATTTAAAGACATCGACGATGAGCAATAAAAAAGATCGAAGCCAAAAAGAATTACATGGCCCAGGCATTGACCTAGATTTTTCAACCAGCCCTGTTATTTATAAATTTTTACAGAGCAATGCGTTTGTAAGAGGTTTGCTTGGCCCTGTGGGGAGCGGCAAGTCTTACGCGTGCGCAGCTGAAATTATGATGCGCGCGGTAAGACAAAGACCGTCACCGCAAGATGGTATACGTTACACTCGCTTTGTTATTGTACGTAACTCTTATCCTGAACTTAAAACAACAACAATTAAAACTTGGCAAGAACTCTTTCCTGAGAATACGTTTGGGCCAATGCTTTGGACACCTCCTATTACGCATCACATTCGCCTCCCGTCCCGCGGTGATGCTGCGGGTATAGACTGTGAAGTAATATTCTTAGCATTGGATCAGCCAAAGGATGTAAGAAAACTTTTATCCTTAGAGCTGACTGGCGCATGGGTGAACGAGGCACGCGAATTGCCTAAAGCGGTTGTCGACGGACTCACCCATCGTGTCGGCCGTTACCCAACTAAAAAAGATGGTGGCCCAACATGGCATGGTGTTTGGATGGATACCAACCCTATGGATGATGATCATTGGTGGTTTAGAATAAGTCAAAAAGAACCCATACGCGGTAAATTTGCATGGGATTTTTTTCAACAACCAGGCGGAGTGACTGAAGTTAATGTTGATGATTTACCTGAAAATCCAGAAGCTAATGACCATATGTTTGCATCAGGGCGTTGGTGGCGACTCAATGAAAAAGCTGAAAATGTTAAAAATTTACCCGCGGGTTATTATCAGCAAATGCTTGGCGGCAAAAATTTAGATTGGATACGTTGTTATGCTGAAGGTAAATTTACTTATGTACAAGAAGGCAAACCTGTTTGGCCAGAATATGATGATCAATTAATGAGTTCACCTGAAGTTGAGTATGATCCTGGCGTACCATTACAAATTGGACTTGACTTTGGTTTAACACCAGCCGCTGCAATAGGACAACGCTTGCAAAATGGACGCTGGATTGTATTACACGAAATTGTTTCTGAAGACATGGGGCTCGAAAAATTTTCGCAACAGATGTTGGCAGAACTTAATGCTAGGTTTCCTAAAGCGCAACTGATGGTTTGGGGCGATCCCGCTGGAACACAACGCGATCAAGTTTATATGAAAACAGCGTTCGATCATTTACAAACAATAGGGTTACGCGCACAACCCGCAGCTTCAAATAATTTTCAAACAAGGCGCGAAGGTGGCGCTGCACCTATGCAAAGATTAATTTCTGGAAAACCAGGGTTAATTATACATACATCATGTAAAATGTTACGTAAATCATTAAGTGGTGGGTATCATTTTAAACGTATTAGTATGGGTTCTGGACAAGAACGATTTAGAGATACGCCTAATAAAAATGAATTTTCACACATTGGTGACGCATTTGGCTATTTGATGTTAGGCGGTGGCGAACATAAGCGCATGACTCGTTCTGCATTATCTTTACCCACAACCATAGGGCAGACACTTGTCAACACGGACTTCGATGTATTTGCTTGAACAACATATTATTGATAGCTATATGCCAAAAATGCCTAAATGGGGCTTTACTAACTTTCATCCGTCGCACTTAGACGGATATAAAGGGCTAGATGATTATGAGCTTTCGGAAATGTCGATTAATGATCGAAAACAGTTTTTTATTAATCAGTCTGAACATGGGCCTACTATTAGTGCAAGCTATGATAATCACATTGTCGCTATTTATGGTGGCGTTATACTTTGGCGAGGAGTTGCTGAAGCGTGGTCTTTATTTGATTCAGAAGTAAGAATACATAAGCTAGGCATGTGCAAAGCAGCTTTAGCATTTTTTGATATGCTTTTGATAGCTTTTGACTTGCACCGAGTGCAAATAACTGTTAAAAAAGATAATGAGCGTGATGTTGCATGGGCAACGTATATGGGGTTTGAACCCGAAGGTTTAATGACAGCATATAGCGCAGACAAAGAAGATTATTATATGATGAGGATTCTACGATGAAATTTGTTGGAAGTTTATTAGGTATAAAAGCCCCAGACACATCCGCACAAGAGCGTCAAATTGAAGAGCAACGCAAACAAATAGAAGAAGATCGAGCCATTGCACAAGCTGAAACACGTGATGAAGCTGAAAAACGCGCAGCAAGATTAGCTGCCCGCATGAAAGGTGGTAAGCGTATGTTATTAGCAGAACGTGATGATGCAGAAGAAGGAATTAAATCAACAACATTAGGAGGAACACCTTAATGAGTAAAAAAGTTAAAAAAGTTATTAAAAAAGTAGGAGCATCATTAGGCGTTATTAAGCCTGTTCCAAAGCCAACACCAGCACCAGCAGCAGCAGCAGCAGCAGCAGAGCCTGCGGTAAAAATGGCAGCTACATCAAGTCAAGAAAAAAAAGATATTTATGATTCAGCAACTCGGCGTGTTCGTCGTGGTCGTGCTATGGGTTATCGCAGATTAATGACAGATCGAAGTACCTTAGGGGGCGAAGGCTCTAAATTGGGTTAATAAGGATGGTCGATTGGCATGAAATATATTTTGGCCCTGTTAATCTTTATACTGTTCATAGGACTCAATATGGCACAAGAACCTAAAAAAATTCCAGATACTATTAAAGGTATGGCGGAAGTTTATAAATTTGTAGAAAAGAATTTAGGCTTAAATAAAGAGCAATGGGATATGTATCGCAATTCAATTGCTTATAAAGAAAGTCAAAGCAATCAGTGGAAAACAGATTTTAAAGATTATGCCGAAACTTATGGCATAATCGGTGGCGATAAAGATTATTATGATGGTCGTTATCAAATGGGGAAAGCTGCAAAACAAGATGGTTTTAGAGTATTTGGTTTAGGAAAACCATCAGACATTAAACATAATGAAGCTGAGCGCCAAGCATTTAGAAACGATCCATTACTTCAAGAAAAATTATTTGCGGGTTATACCGTAGCCAATCATGGGTATATGAGCAAAGATGATAGTAAATATAAATATACTGCTGACTTTTATAATGCTTTGCCAGGCATGAGACAAAAGTTAGGATTTTTAGCGTATGCACATAATCAAGGTCAAGGGGCAGCTAAAAACTGGACAATGCGCGGAACTCTATCAAAAGATGCGTTTGGCACAGACGGCAAACTTTTTTACAATAATTGGAAAGCTCATAACGCACAGTATGGTGCTGGTTTATGGAAAACTAAATCAACATCACAAAATGATATGTTTATGGATAAAAATAATTTATGGAAAGGTTATAAACCCATAGATGTAGATAAAGGAGAAACTAAAGTTATTTTAAGAAAAACTTACGAAGGTGAAGACAAAGATGGCGTAACAGGACGGTATAAAGTAAAAGAAACACATACATTAAGAAATGAGGATGGGAGAGATATATGAGCGAAGTATGGGAAAAAAAAAGACCAAAAAACCTGGGAAAACCAAAAAAACTTACATCAGCTCAAAAACGTAATGCTATGAGAGCTGCTGCTAAGGCGGGCAGGCCTTATCCTAATTTAATTGATAATATGAACGCTGCTAAATAAAGAAAAAATAAATGGAATTATACAAAGGCGCATATCCAACTCGAAATATTGAACAAGTTAGACTGATTGATGGTCAAGCTTTTTCGTTAGGATATACACAAACTTTTTTAGATCCATTGCCAGCTGGACAAAGCATTGAAATTGCACTTGCATTTCCAAGCGGTATGAATCCTATTATGAGTATTTCAGGATTATGTTCTGGTAATGCGATTGGTTATTTATATGAAGGTTCAGTCGTTTCAGGTGGAACACCATTGACTATTATAAAAAGAAATAGAGCAAGCACCATTACTAGCCAAGGTGTAGCGATTGTTAATCCAACG